AGGATTTATTTTATATTTTGTAAACTGACAAGACTCACTTCTATCCCACTCAAAATTCCAACCAGCCATTGCATTTGCTTTGTGTACATATGGATGCAATTCTTTATATATCCAAGTGTCATTTAACCAAACTAAATCGGATTTTCTTTTTCTTTGTAAATTTTTAACTTCTTCTTTATTTAATTTTTTATCACCAAATCCACCAGTTCTAGCCATAACTTCTTTTTGTCTATTAGCATAAGCTATTACTTCATCACAAAATTTAGGTGTTAGCACACCACTAAAATACCAATAATGATTAGATATATTCATACGTTATAGTTTGTACAAAATTTAAACTATCCTTTTGATTATTGGTTAAGTAATACATATTTGTTGATGGAAACATAATAAATTTATTATTTTTTAAAGGTATGTCCCAACTTCTTCCTTTACGTCTGTTATCTTCAAAATGTATTCTGACCATGCAGTCTTTGACTTTTACACCATAGAGTAATGTAAAGTCTGGTGAGTTACGTAAATCTACTGGATCAATATTAAGTAAGGGAATTGTAGTTTCCGCAGGTTTATAAATGTTACCCCACGTTTCTTTGTTAATTAAATTAATACCATATTCGAGATTAATGTGATCCCGCATATAGGTATTTAACATATCCCAGGTTCTTGAGAATGGAAAATTTTTGTTTTGAATTTGTGATTGTAAAATGTCGCCTGATAATTTATCTCGGTCAATGTCCCAATCTTTAGGCATTGCTACATCACCGTAATATAATGCTATTTCAGATAATACTTTCTTTTGCATACCACATACCTTTTTAATTTATGCCATTAAATCTGTCAAGTCCCAAGACTGGCCTTCTTCATTCCAATTATAACCCCATCTATGAGTACCATCTTCATTTTGTGTTTGTTGTTCTGCAGTTAATGCTGGAGCATCACCGATTGGTGATTGCCATCTAGCCTCAGTTATATTCTTTACCCAAGATGCATATAGTTTTTTAGGCCAAAAGATTTGATTATCTTCGTCCCACTCATAACCTATACCTGCGTAATTACCTCTAAAAGGTGTTCCACCTAATCTATGTGTATTACTTACTGTGTTATATGAAGTTTGAATCCACATTTGAGCAGGCCAATTATTATGTAGTTCTAAATATTGTTGACCTACTGATTCATCTTCAACACCATCAGCATTTAACATATCTTTGTTATCTAAAGTTAATACTGTAATAACTTTACTGTTAGCTCCTAGTTTTGCAAAATGTGCCATAATGTTTCTCCTTATATATTAATTTTAATTACCATTCAACTATTGAAATTTGTACCTTATCATAACAATTCCTGAACCACCGCCACCACCAGGCATATTAGTTCCAGCTGGAACTGCTCCTGCTCCACCACCGCCACCACCGGTATTTATTGTAGCGGCTTGTCCAGCAGCCGTAGGTGCGGGCGCTGGTGAGTTTGTACTATTTCCGCTAGTCCCACCTCCTCCTGCTCCACCAGCAGATGCACAGCCTTGTTGACCTCCACCACCGCCACCACCAAAATATCTTGCTGCTGATACAGGACCTGGTGTTCCATAACTTGGAGCTGTTGGACCCACAAATGAATCTGCTATATATGAACCTGCACCACCTGGAGTTTGAGAACCATCTGCCGGCACAGGTGCTGTTGTACCAACTGCTCCAGCCCCTCCACCACCACCTCCAGATTCTACTCCAAAACTTGGTGCACTACTATATTGATTTCCCACTCCTCCATTAAAACCTTGTACAGGGGCAACGGGTGGATTATTACCACTACCAGCATTTTGGTAAGGAGAAGAAGCCCATGTTCCAGCGCCTCCTCCTGATCCTCCACTACCAGCAGCTACTTGATAAGAACCACCTATTCCCCCTCCTGCTGAAGTAACGGTACTAAATGTTGATGTACCACCAGCTGTTCCACTTTGGTTATTTGCTGGAGGAGAACTTGGTGCTCCTGATCCTGCTGCTCCAACTGTAATTGGAAAAGCCGTAGCTGTAACTGTAATTTCTGTGTTAGGGCTTGCGCCTGAATTATTTAGAGGAGAGTTATTTCCTGGAGCTGTAGAAAAAAATCTTACACCTCCTGCACCACCGCCACCGCCTTTAACTTCGTTGTCAGCGCCACCGCCACCACCACCGCCAGCTACAACTAAATAATCAACTTTGTTAAGAGCAGAACAGCTTGATAGGCTTGCAACACAAAAAGTGCCCGGCCCCGTAAAAATATGTGTTTTAAAATTACCACAAGTAACAATAGCATTACCACCAGTTGCTCCTATAAATGTTCCTCCTGTAAGATTAGATGTAGAGTCTATAACATTTTTCCATCCCTCGGTATCATCAACATATACAAAATATGCCGATTGTCCTTCGGTGTTTAATGTTACACTTGCATTTACTCCACCAATTTTATTTGTTCCATTTGGTGTAATAACTAAATTACCTGTTTGAAAAGTATTTGTGTAATCTGCAACTGCAAAAGAATTTCCTGCAGTTCCTGCCGGAAGAGTTACTGTAAAACCTCCACTAGAGGTATCACAAAAATATCCTTCTCCTGCTGTTACTGTAAAACCTGTTGTTTTTTTTGTTGTTACCCAAGACACTTCACCTGTAGAACCAAAACCTGACGCAGTTCCAGAGTTGGTTATTGATACACCAGCAGGGATTGTAAATGTATCTCCACTATCTCCTAATGTAGTTGTACCACACGCTGTTCTTGGACTAATTTTATTTACTTTTATTTCACTCATAATTTACCTATTGAAATTTATACCTTATTATTACTATACCAGATCCACCTGTTCCACCTACAGCATCAAATTCTCCAGAACCACCTCCACCACCGCCTGTATTAGCTGTTCCATTTCCACCAACTCCTCCTGGTGCAGGTCCTACACCACCAACACCTCCACCACCTGGTCCACCTTGAGCAGCAGGACCACTTGGGTGATTTCCACCACCACCGCCTCCTGCATATGTGGTAGGAGATCCTGAAATAGAAGTTGTAGCTCCAGTTCCTCCCATAACCGCAGGTCCTGGTGCAGGATAAGAAGGTCCACCTAAACCAGCTGTAGTAGCACCACCTCCACCACCACCATAATCTTGAAAACCTGGATTTCCATCGTGACCACCATCTCCACCATTATTACCTTGAGGAGGACTAACAGGAGGTGTGTTTCCTGCTCCACCTGTTTCACCACCTCCACTTTTTGCTGCCATAGCGCCTCCAGATCCGCCTGTTCTCGCAGATGGTCCTGGACTTGAATTAGATCCACCGCCGCCACCTGCTGTGGATGTTATTGTTGAAGATCCTGCAAAAATTGAATTATTACCATTACTTCCTGGATTACTGTTTGGATTTCCTGATGTTGGAGCGCCTGCTCCTCCAGCGCCTACTGTAATTGGATAACCTTGTGCTGAAACTGGGAGACCTGCAGGTGCGTTTAATGGAGATGCTGAATAAGAACAAGTGCTTGTTTTTCCCTCTCTAAAACCACCTGCTCCACCACCTCCTCCTGATTGTGATCCTCCACCACCTCCTCCAGCAACTACCATATAAGAAATTGTGTTAGAACCTACTGCATTACCTGCACAAGAAACGCAAAAAGTTCCTGGTCCTGTAAATGTATGAACTTTGAAATTTGTACAAACTGTTGTCACTGTTCCACCAGTTGCAGCAACAAAAGCAGGTACTACACCTGTTTCAGTATCTTCTGCGTTTTGAACATTAACCCAACCTTTTGTTGAATCAACATAAACTAAAGTGATTGCTTGACCATTCACATTTAATACTAAGTCTGATGCAACTCCACCAATTTTTTCTGATCCATTTGGACTAATTGTAAAATTGTATGTAGCAAAATTTCTTGCATAATCAGAAAAAGCCACAATAGCCCCCGCTGATCCCGCAGGTAAGTTTGCAGTAATTCCACTACTTTGATTTATAAAATAACCTTCACCACTCACTGCTGTAAATGTAGAAGTTTTAATTGAACCTGTTTGCCAATTAACTGATCCTTCTCTACCAAAACCTGTCTGTGATGCACCTGATGCTAATGCAATCGTATCACCACTAGCGCCAATAGTAATTGTATTACTATTCTCGTTAATAATGTTTGCACCGCATTGGTTTTGTATGTTGTTTACTTTAATTGTACTTGTCATAATTATTTAAATTTATATCTTATTACCACAATTCCACTTCCTCCACCACCAGCAGCACCGCCAGGACCAGGTGCATTTCCACTTCCTCCACCTCCACCACCAGTGTTAGCTGTTCCAGCTGTTGCAACAGCTCCACCACCATCACCACATTGGCCACCAGTTCCGCCGCCACCAGCTCCACCAGCTCCACCAACTGGAAAAGAAGGTCCTAAAGGTCCTTGTCTTAAAGAACCGCCACCGCCGCCTCCAGCATAAGCTACTGGTGAGCCTGTAATATTCGTTGTAGCTCCAGCTCCACCAGGTGCTACAGAGGGTAAAGAACTTGATCCGTCTGTTCCAGCTGCTGTTGCTCCACCTCCTCCACCGCCTACAATATTAGTATTGCTTGGAGGAGTATTATATATTGTATACCCTGTTCCACCTGGATTACCTTGAGAAGGAGTAACTGGAGGAGTATTACCTGCTCCGGCACATCCTGGTCCGTTATAATAAGATCCTGTTCCTGTAAAAGGTCCTTGACCTCCACCACTTCCTGAACCACCTGAAAAACCATAACACGTTCCACCATCAGCTCCTTTACCACCACCTGCTCCAGAGATACCTCCAAAACTTGAATCTGCTCCTTGTGTAGCAGCTGTAGGAGGAGCTCCACCACCAGCAGGATTTACTCCACCGTTTCCTCCACCACCTACTACTATTGAATATGCTTGTGCTGTTACTGTAACTCTGTTAGGTGCATTTGGGTAACCATCTAAAGGACTTGCTGTGTATGGAGTTGTTGGAGATTTTAATTCTCTAAATCCTCCAGCTCCACCACCACCATTTGATTGATTACATCCCGATCCACCGCCACCGCCGCCACCAACGATTAAATATGAAACTATATTTTCTGCTGCACAATTTGATGAAACCTGTGAAACCGTAAAAGTTCCTGGTCCTGTAAAGGTATGAATTTTGCAATTGCCACAAGTAGTTGTTGTACCTCCACTTGCAACTAAAAAAGGATTTCCTGTATTTGAAGTTTCAGTTTGTTGAACGTTAATCCAACCCTCTGTTCCATCTACATAAACTAATGTAGCTGCTTCACCATTTACTTCTAATATCATAGACGCTGCAACTCCACCAATTTTTTCTGATCCGTTTGGTGTTACTGTAAGAGCATTAGTTCCAAAAGTTCTAGTATAATCTGCAAAAGCAACAATTGCTCCAGCTGATCCTGCTGGTAAATTACAAGTTACACCGCCGCTTGATGTGTCTACAAAATAACCTTCGCCGTTTGCAGCTGTAAATGTAGTTGTTTTGATTGAACCTGTTTGCCAATCAACAGTCCCTGTTCTACCAAAACCCGATTGAGTGGCACCACACGCTAAAGTTACAGCCGTGCCAGATCCACCTAAAGTTAAAGTTGAACCACTTTGTTTATCTATTGCATCTACTTCTATCTTTGACATTACACTATTACTAAAGTTCCTGTTACTGTTATTGTTGCAGGAATCGTAATAGGTCCTGCAAGAACTGCACTATCTATTGTTTGAGTTCCGTCAATCGTTGACGCTTGATTTTTTATAAATTCATCTGGAGATGTTTGACCTCCAATGTATTGAACACCATTTACTATTGCCGTCATAT